AGATTAGGTCTGCAGGTATTTGCAGCGCCGAATAACCTGACAGGAGAAGCGCAGATCCAGGTAAAAGCCAGAGAGATTGACTTTGTTACATCCTTTGGCAAGAACCTGCAGGCACTGTTAGATATTTTGGGAATTACCAGAATGATCAGAAAAGAAAATGGATCAGAGTTAAAGACCAAGACAGTAAAAGGAACACTGAAGTCCGGAGAGGTTGGAGAAGGTGAAGAGATTCCAATGTCTCAGTACACAGTAGAGGAACAGACATTTGATAAGATCAAGATTGAGAAGTACAGAAAAGGTGTATCTCTGGAAGCAATTGCCGACAAGGGATATGAAGCAGCTGTACAAGATACAGATGAGGAGTTCAAGTCAGATCTTCGAAATGTAGTCAGTGACAAATTCTATAAGCAGTTAATGGCTGGATCACTGGTAGGACACGAGTCTACATGGCAGATGGCTATTGCAATGGCAATTGGTAAAGTTAAAGACAAGTTCAAGAAGATGAAGAGAACTGTGACAGGCGTTGCTGTGTGGGTGAACACTCTGGATGTATATAAATATGTTGGCGCAGCGGATATTACATTGCAGACCGCATTTGGATTTGAATACATGAAGAACTTCCTTGGAGCAGACGTTGTATTCATCAGCTCTGAGATTCCGGAGAATGTGGTTATTGCAACTCCGCTCAACAACATGGTCGCATATTATGTTGATCCGGGAGATTCTGAGTTTGCAAAAGCAGGACTTGTATTTACAACGGATCCTGAGACAGGATTTATCGGATTCCACTCAGAAGGAAGCTATGGCCGCATGATATCCGACAACTTTGCAATTATGGGACTGCGTCTCTTCTGTGAGTATTTGGATGCTATTGCATATATTTCTGTAGGAGGATCCGATACACAGACATTAGGAACGTTAAACGTAACGTCAGAGGCTGGATCAGAAGCAGGAACCACGAAGCTGACAGTGAAAGAGCAGCTGATGTCAATGAGAAACTGCTGGAAGTACAAAGATGCTGCAGCTGCAACTTCAGTAACTTACGGTATGGATGTTAAGAACTGGTCTAAGTGGGACGGTGAATCAGAGATTGCTTCGACAGCAACTCACCATATCACGCTGGTTGAATGTGATCAGAACTACAAAGCTGTTCGTTCCGGTGATGTGACTGTAACGGTTAATCCGGGAGCATAGGAGGCAAGGAAGTATGTATAAGGTAATCAAGCATTTTATTGATCTCCATGATAACGATCATTCCTATAACGAGGGAGATATCTTCCCTCGTGAAGGAGTAGATGTCAGCAAAGAAAGAATCGAGGAGCTGACCGGCAGTAACAATAAACAGCACACTCCGCTGATCGAACTGGTAGAAGAAGATCCAGACAATACAGCCGGCACAGATACCGCAGAAAAACCACCAGAAGCCGGAAAGAAGAAACCAGAAAATAAAGAGCCGGCAGAATAGGAGGATCGTATGATTGGAGATCTGAAAGCCTTGTTGGGACTGCCGGAAGAAATAGACGGAGCCTTGGAAAATAAATTACTGCTGATTTTAAAGGCCACCAAGCAAAGACTGCGCTTTCTTCTCGGGGGATTGGATCCTCCGGAAGAGATGAATTATATCATCCTGGATGTGTCAATCATACGGTTCAACAGAATCGGTTCAGAAGGACTTTCCTCTCACAGTGTTGAGGGGGAAAGCCTTTCCTGGTCAGAAAATGATTTTGCGGGATACATGGATGATATCCGGGCATATCTGGATGATCAGAAAGAATCAAAGAAAGGTAAGGTGAGATTCCTATGAGATATGACACACCAATATACTTCCAGAAACTCACCCCTGGAGAGTATGATCCGGCTACTGGTAATTACGGGGAAGACACGATATCGGAAGATGTGAAGTCTGCCTCAGTCATGGATACCGGTACGAATACGATGATGCTTGTCTATTCCGGGATTAAGGAAGGCAGCCTTACCATTCATCTGCAGAATCATTACGACCGTCCATTTGACAGGATTCGCGTAGGGAATAAAACATACGGTGTAGATTTCAGCAGGAAGCTCCGGACGAAGCAGGTATATGTTGTGTCGGAGGTGGTGTGATGGGAGTAAAGCTGATAGGTTTTGAAAAGTTGGAAGCTAAACTGACTAAAAACATGGATCTGTCTGCTGTTAAAACAGTAGTTAAGAAAAATGGAGCAGAAATGCAGAAAAAGGCTCAAAAAGAAGCACCGGTAGATACACATTATTTACAAAGATCTATTACGCTGGAAATTACAGATGGCGGCATGACTGCAGAGGTTGAATCAACAGCGGAATATGCAGCTTATCAGGAATATGGAACAAGATTCATGAAAGGAAAGCCACATATACGACCGGCATTTGACGAGCAGAAAGGTAAATTTAAGTCGGATTTGGGAAAACTTGTGAGGTGATAAGATGGATCCACAGCAGGAATTGTTCAGCACCGTTTTGATGGCACTGAAAGAAAAATATAAGGGTACGGGAGTTGGTGTGTATGACACGGATTTACCGCCGGAGGACACACCATATCCTTTTGTTTACCTGGCGGATTGTTCCGAGAGTGATCAGGCTACAAAGAATGAGATTATCGGCGAGACTAATCTGACGTTGAAAGTCTGGCATGATAATATACGGCAGAGAGGAACGGTATCTGGTATCTTAGCAGATATCAAAAAGATCTGCAGGTCTATCGAACATACAGCGCACTATGCCTGGAATATGCAGAGACCAACACAAAGAATTACGCCGGATAATACAACGAAACAGCCGCTTCTTATGGGAATTTTAGAAGTGGGATATAAATTTAGTTAGGAGATGACAATAGTGAAGAACAGAAAATTATATGGACTGCAGTTATTTGCAGAAGCAGTAGCGGGCAAAAAGATCGTATATCTGTACCGCATCCTGAGTACAAAGAAAGATCATGATGCAACAGCACTTGCGTTTACAACAGAGAATGAACGTACAAAGTCGAAGGACGCTGATTCGACAGTGACAAAAGATGGCACAGTACGTACACCGGGAGCAGCAGAAGGAGAAATCACAGCATCAAGCCTCTTAAAAAAAGGAGATGAGTTCATCGATGAGTTGGAAGCAGCACTCGACGATGATGAAAAGATGGAGATTTGGGAAGTAAACTTAGCAGAGCCGCAGGCGAGCTCGACTGATAAATTTAAGGCAAAATACTTCCAGGGATATCTTACGGAAATTGATAAGACATCCAATGCAGAGGATAATGTTGAGTTATCGTTGACATTTGGCCTGGAAGGAAAAGGTGTAGATGGCTATGCAACAGTAACTGCAGAACAGCAGGAAGTAGCAGCTTATGTATTTGCAGACACTCAGAAGACAGGAGCTTAAGAGGGCAAGAAGATTCGTCCTCTTTTTTTGATGTGCGACATCGCACAGAAGGGAGATAAAACAATATGATGGAACTTACAATCAACGGAACAGTATATCAGTTTAAATTCGGAATGGGATTCTTAAGAGAAGCAAATAAGCTTACCGTAGTTCCGGTTCAGGGAATGCCGGGAACCACAAAAGAAATAGGAGCAAGGTATCTGATCGCTAGTGTTGTGGTTGATCAGGAACCGGATGCGCTGGTAGATCTGTTAGATTTGGCAAATAAGGGAGAGAATCCAAGAGTAACAAAGGCAATGTTAGATTCTTACATTGATTCGGAAGAGGTAGACATCGATGAGCTCATGGAGAAAACAAAAGATTTTTTATCAAAAACAAGTGCTACCAAGAAAGCAGTGAAAGAGATCTTGAAAGAGTACGAGGAACAGATGGCGAAGAAGAAGACTCAGGAGCAGTAGAAGAGGAAGACCTATATACAACCGTAGCAAGGAATTGCTTCCGGTATTTTGGCTTCACGTCATTTAAACAGGTGGATCAGCTGACATTGGCAGAATATGAACTTATGATGGAGGCTTTGGAGCTTCGGATGCTTGACGAGAGTTTACATGAACATCGTCAGGCATTTTTGAATTTTGCAGTGAGAGCAGAAAAGAAAGCCGGTAAAGGAAAGACTAAACCAGTTTACAGGAGATTCCGACAGTTTTTTGATTTTGATAAAGAACTGAGAAAAATAAAGAATCGAAGGAAACCATCCAGATTTGCCGGAATAACCAAACTACTGGATAGAGAGGAGTGAGCGAATGGCAGAATCATATAGTGTAAAGGCAATATTATCAGCGCAGGACAAAAACTTTTCATCCATTATGAAATCATGCCAGGGATATGCAAATAATCTGAAAACCACTCTCACCGGTGGTCTTGGATTCGGTGCAATGGCTGCAATCGGCGGAAAGGCGATGTCACTGGTGACGAATTCCGTCAGTGATTTGTCGAAAGAGACAATAGAAACATCGGACTCTATGTACAAGTTGCAGGCAGCTATGAGATTTTCCGGGTATTCCGAAGCGGAAATACAGAGAATAGCCGGAGCAACGGGCACATTAAAAACGTATGCGGATAAAACCGTATTCTCCCTGCAGGATGTTATGAGTACATTTGGATCACTTTCTGCAAATGGAATCAAAGATGCAGATAAGTTGACGGAAGCAGTTGGTAATGCGGTTGCTGTATTTGGCGGAGGCGCAAAGGAATATTCCTCGGTAGCACTTGCGTTTTCACAGGCAATGGCGGCAGGAGCTTTACATGCGCAGGATTGGAATCAGATCATTAATGCCAGCCCGCAGCTTGCTGGAGGCTTACGGAAAGAACTGATTAAGCTGAATCCAACATTAGGGAACGACTTCAAAGGAGCAATGGAAAAGGGTGCAATTACCGCAGATATGCTTGGACAGGCCATCAACAATATCGGCATGACTGATATGGCAAAAGAAGCAGCTACGTCCGTAACAACGTTTGAAGGTGCTATGGGAAACATGGAAGCATCTGCTGTAAGCGGGATGATGAATCTATATGACACATTTGCAAAACCTAAAGTGATTGATGCAATCAATGGGATGACCAGTAAGGTGGAGGCGGGATTTGACAAGCTGTCTACGGGTATCCCGAAAGCAATCAAGGTTATATCGCCATACTGGGACGTCTTTAAAGACGATGCGGTGAAAGTGGGAAAAGCCTTTGGAGAAGCAGCTAAATCAATCGTTGGAGAAGTGGAAAATCTTACGGGTGCATTTGGGAAAAAAGAAAGCGTAGAAAACTTTTCGGATTCTCTCGGGACTGCAACAGATGCATTGACTACATTTGCGGATTTTCTAAAAGATCATGATAAAGAAGTGGCAAAAGCGATTACACTGTTACCGAAATTATATGTTGCTTTTAAAGGCTTTAAAATAGTCAGTGCAGTTGCCCCTGGTGTCAAAACTTTTGCGGGCGCAATTGTAAGCATGACAGGAAAAGGAATAGCGACACTGGCAGGTAAGTTATTTGGCGTAGCAGCGGGTGAAAAAGCGGTAGGCACTGCAAGTAAAGAATCATCAGGGACTATCGTAGAATCAGCAAAAGCATTTGTAGCGATCGGAGCGGGAGTAGCATTGATAGCGGCAGGGTTTTCCCTTTTGGCATATTCAGCCGTACAAATCGCACAAGCTGGACCACTGGCAGCAGGAGTACTGATTGGCATGACGGTTGCGGTTGCGGGACTAATGGTTGTTGCCAAAAATGTGGCGCCGGCTATGACGGCCGGAGCAACCGGATTCATTGCCTTTGGTGCAGCTGTCCTGATAGCGGCAGCAGGGATTGCTATATTATCACTGGCGGCTGTTAATCTGGCGAATGCGGGACCGCTTGCTATAGGATGTAT